ACGAACCTTACGACCAAATCTGTAAGAGAGTTCGGCTGTGTGGGTGGTTTGAATGATCTTGGTCTGTGGTTTGTGGCCCATGAGCCAAGCAGGAAAGAGATAGGACGCAAATTCTGATTTTGTATGTCTCGGGGGCATATTAACAATTAATCTTTTAATCTCACCCGATAGTACCTTTTCGAACTTCTCACCGATTCTGATGTGATGTTCACCTTCCACGAACCCCGGCCACACAGTTTTAACGAACGTTATAAAGGAGTCTCTTGCCTTACTTGCAAGTTCTAGTTGTGTCTTTCTTAGTTCAAGTTTTAGGAGTGCCTCTTGAGCCTCCTTTTGATCCATAGAGGTAACGTCAAATTCTTTTTTCATTCAGAATTATTATCATAGATATTATCTGTGTAAATTACAACCGAAGTGCTCATGGTGCAAGTCGGTAGGGGGCAATTAACCCCCCACCCCCGCAAGCGGGCGACCACCAGATATGGTGGTCAAAGGTTAAGGGACTCCTAGGTATAGTGTTTGGGATTTTTGTTGATGGGTTTGGAGATGCGTGGGCTGGAGATTATCCAGCCCTGCTTGATTTAAAATAAGTCTGAGTGTTTGTCAGCCAGTTTAGACAGTAATCGTCTACCCCAAGCCTTCACCTCAGGATCAGAAGTAGTAGTAATAAGATGATACATTTCATTACTAAGAAAATTAGCGATAGCACGATAATCTACTTCCTTCCTTGTTGTGGGAGTGTCATCTCTTTCAAGTCTTTCGACTTCAGCCAAACGCTCTTGCAAGTCTGCAAAGGGTCTATTGATGACATCATTGTTATTAGGCATGATTATAAAATACATTAATCCTAATTAGTTGCAAGTATATAAGATCTTTTCTGTGGATAACTTTTGTACCTTTTGGTCGCACCCTAAAACCTCAACGAGAATCTCATTGGCTTGACATCTGCTGTCAGCAACTCCGTGTCCACATCCGACCATTTTTTTATTACTATACGTACGTACCCAAAGGGTAATAAGTGAATGGAGAATGGAGAAAGGCACGAGGGCAGACGCCCTCGCACTAGAGATAAATGTTATTGAGTTTGGATTTGTAGTAAAGGAAAGTTCTCTGTTAAGAGTTCGCTCTCTTGATCGTGATCAACAATCGGCTTGAGTTCGACACTCTCAACGATTTGAGTTCTGTACTGATTGTACATTAAAGGTTGCTCAACCTTGAAACGAGCACTATCAAACTTTGTATATTCTCGTCTGATAACGTTCATCTTGTGGTCAAGACCTTTGAGGACTTTTTCCTCACCGACAAAAGATTTAACTATTATCTTTTGTTCTTTCAACTTCGAACTAATGAAGTTGTTTAGTATTGTTAGTCTTACTAACTTGTCTATTTCCTTCTTCTTGTTCATGTTGCCTCCTTTGGCTTACTATTAATATAGTGATATCCTAACTAATTGCAAGTAATTATTTAATTAAGTTGTGGATAACTTTTTCCCAAGCTACACAGGTCGTGCTGTCAGGATCACGGCCCGAGGGAACTTCTATATTAATATACCTAGGACCCTAAAGGGTAAGAAGGGAATGGAGAATGGAGAACACCAGCCAGTACAGCAGGAGCAGCGTCCAGCTCGCCAGTATTTCACGGAATACTGCACCAATGCCAAAAGGTAGCTTGGCGATGGAAAACGAAACCATCACCGCTACCAGTGTTAATATTCCAAAGTAAACTAAAAAAGGCGGCATTAAGTTTGATGAAGAGCTGTGCTTATTTCATCAAAGCACTCCTTCGATTCTTTATCGCCCATGATCTGGCGACACACTTCTTCCGCAGCGTACCACGCCAGCAGGTTCCTGAACTGCAGGTCTGATGCCACGCCATCAGCACCATTAAAAGTGCTTATGAAATGGAGAATAGAATTTGAACAGTCAGAGTACGAGTCCCACAACATGTCCCAGATCTCCTCTTGGTACTTTTCATAAAAGGCATTCGTGTCTGCATAGTAAATGAGCTCGGGGATCGTGCCCCCCTGGCATCCGTTCAGGACAACCTCAGAGATGGTACTCTCATCCAGGTTGCTTGTGATCCATTCCTTAATGGAGTCTTGTTTAAACTCTACTGGCATGATGGATCTCCTCTCTCCAGCTCACGAACCAGGGACAACGGTTCCAGCCATGTTGAAATAATAATCTGTATTCGATGTGCTTGAAATGGTAATTCATTTTTCTTGCCTCCAGTTTCTAATTGCTTTTAATAAAAGTTGATTGTCTTTGATTAAGCCTTCATCAGCATAGTTTCTACAATTAAGAATCAACCACACCCTAATATTATAAATGATTTGTTCATCGGACATCTTCTTCCTCCTTGATATATATATAGTCCTAATTAGTTAGGATGTCAAGAGGTAAAAGAAAACTTTTTTTAGTTAGCTACTCCTGCTGTCCAGCTCCCTGGGCCACCAGCTCCTGTATATAATAGTAATACTAAGAGGTCGTTGGGTAATGGGGAATGGACAATGGAAAAAGGGTGGTGAGCCGAGGACTTCGACTCACCGTTTTGTTTAATGTTTGGCTAACTAAACAAAGAAGGAAGAACTTAGGAGTAGCAGGATATACTCCTGCTGTCAACCATCACAGCCTGGGACCGGGCTGCACGGTTTTTTTATTAAGAGGTAATGGTGGTGGGCCGTGGGAATGGAGGCTAATGGAGCTTCGTGCTTGAACTACCATCAGGAGTCCAGCAACCCAGTAAGTGCATCAGGAGATCCCAGCTCTGGGACCTGGAACCGGGGGCGATGGAACAAAGGACGGGTTTATCGTTAATGGATAATGGATCACGGACAATGGAGCCTGAGAATAATTTAAGGGTCTTCGAAAGAGGGTCTCTGGCAAGTACGAACACAGGACAGCCAGCAGAATAATGCCTGTGAATCCACGCAATTTGATGTGCTGAGAAGTTAAGTTTATTATTGGTTATTATCTTCAGCTCTAACCAAAAGCCTCTTTTGTAAAAGCCAAACAGATCAGGGATTCCCAGCCCTGTGCTGGACTCAATTCGTGTCCAAATTATTGATTTAGTGTTATTTTTTAACTGTTTCCAGAGGTTTTTCTCTTCTGCCATGTTTAATTATCCAGCACCTTTCTTCTTCAAGATCAACCATCAATAACTCAACTCTAAGTTTCTTCTGTAATGCAGTTAATACTCGGTTGATTGGTTTACCTTTTTTGTTTCCTTTTGCATACTTCAAAGCCGTTTTAACGTCATACAAATGGACTTTTCCACGCTTATCAATAGACACAATATCGACACAACCAGTGTCATGAATCGTCTTGAAGACTAGATTCCCCTTCTTCAATAAGTAAGTCATCGCCAGACTCTCCGACAGATGACCCTTCAGATGTGTCTTGGTCAATAATTTCATACTCTCCAGGAATGGATAGTTTTTTTCTAAGTTCAACTAGCTTCTCCTCTACTTCTCCAACAGACATTGAATCAATCGTGCCATGCATGATTTCTTTCTTGTCAACATAAAGTCCAGCTACCATGCCTCGATATTTCTCAGCAGCAATAGCCCCAGTGTAATTACCAGCAGCCTCCGCCGAGTCTCTCAACTCAGCTAGTTTTTGTACATGAGATTTGTAGGAAATGGAGTATCTCCTAGCCAACTCAGCTCTTCTACGTTCTATTTCCTCGACTACACGAGGATAGTATTTAGGGTTTTGTAATTGACTTGCATTGACAGTAGCCCCACTTTCAGCGTATCCAGCGTCCAAAGCACACTGTTTTGCACTCTGAATATGCCCTTTTTCGATGAAAATATCGACAAATTTCATCTGTTTTGGGGTCAAATCGAGTGTTTTTTCCTGTTTTTTTGACATCATTTTTTCCATTTTTTAACTTGAGACCCTCCAAAAAGCCTTATTTATCAACAAACTGTGTAAACGAAGAGCCAACCGTTTACAACGAGATGACAACTTATTTACAGAGGGAACCCGCGATATATATATGTTTTTACTATATTGTAAATATGTAAACCGATTTCGCTGATTTTTTACAAGTTTAGATTTAATTTGTGTAGAATAATATATATAGTGATTTACATGAAATTGGTAAGGATTGACTGGGATGATACTATTGAACATCAGACTGGTTGGTACGAACAAGAAGACATCAAAGACCTTGAACCGCCGCCCCTTGTTTGGAGTTTTGGGTTAATTTTAAAAGAAGAAAGTGACTCTATCACTGTTGTTGCGGATTGGATTCCGTCATCTAAAACTTTTGGTCGGGGGACCACGGTCCCTAAAGGAATGATCAAGAAGATTACAGAAATAGCCGAAGTTGATATGTCAAACATCAATTCAAAGTAGCAATTCCACCTTGAG